CACAGTTGGCGGATCACTGACCTTTATCGTCTTATGGTCCGGCCAGCATACGCAGGTGTGATATGAGAGTGAAAATAATTGAAGGTCGAACACTTCCCCGGTGGAGTCTGGCGCGGAGCATGAGCGAGTCGGAATGTACGCGACCCGATTACAACGACATCCAGGCGGGGAGGATAGTTGACGTGATAAATGATTTCGGCATCTGGCTCGTCAAAGAGGGCTACTGCGAACACGTCAGAGAGGATGAGGAATAATGGCGTATGTAGTTTCTTCGCGGCATGATTCGCGGATCGGGTTTTGGCCGCAGGCTGCATGGGGAACTGGGGCCGCAGCGGGTGCTGCATTTCAGGAGCTGCCGAACGATCCGGGTGCGGTATTTGGTCAGGATATCAGGTTGCGTCGGCCTAATCGGTCGTTTACAAGTACGCTTGGCGGTCAGCGTATGGCGGACGAACGTGACTACAGCAACGACACAAAAGGTGCCGCGCCGACGATCACAACGTCCGGCGATGTTCGCAAAGACGATCTCGCCGAATATTTGTACCTGGTAATGCAGGGCGTTACTGAGGGCGGTACAACGCCTTATTTGAAGCAGTTTGAGTTTCCTGCAACTCAGCCGGACTTTACCGTCAACGGCGGGATGTTTGGTTCGGTGTGCGGCAGGCATCCTACCGCCAGTACATCGGTGATGCTCTCTGATGCTATTATCCGCAACTTGACGTTATCTGTTCACCCTAACAACAATCAAGGTCGATTGCAATATAGTGCGGACTGGATCGGTCGCGGGCCACTGACGCACCAGTTCAATCCGTCGGGGACGTGGACCCGCGTGGATGAGGAATACTTCTATTTCCACGATTTGGGCGGCGTGTTGTACGATGCAGTAGACATCGACATCTTTAGCTGGGAAATTACCATCAGCAATAATGCAGTGCCTGTCGGCGTTGAGGTCGGAGATACCGGCAAGTTTGCCACGTTTGCTCTACCGAAATACACAGCCACCGGCAAATTCAACATGATCTATAACTCAGCCAACTATACGCTAATGCACGGACAGTTTGAGTCAGGTACTGGCACTAAAATGCGAATCTATTGGGGTAATGCCTCACCGTCGGCTGACGAGGACCTGCGGATCGATGCCAACTCAATTATCACCGATGTTCGCCGGTCGTTGGATGATATTCATCAGATGGAGGTATCCTGGGAAGCGGTTACCGACGTGGTGACCAGCGGTGAAGATTGCGACGATCACGGCCTGGTTATTCAACTGGCAGACGCCAGTGACCGGGCGTGGTAATAAAAAAGAGAGGGTAATATGCTACGGTTAATCGATCCAAATGCAACACACGAATTCGTACCGAAGTGCGAGAAGGACTCCGAGAATCCGACGACGTTTCACGTCAGGCCGATGAGTATGCGGCAATCGGTGGCAATCGCACAGGCGGCAAAGAGTGTTCAGGGCGGCGACAAGGAAATACAGATTGATGCTATCTGCGAGTTGATCGAGCAAAATGTTGTCCAGATCGACAATGCCACTGTCGCAAACGCCGAGGAATTTCTCGAAGCTGCATCCACACCAGAGGCCATCGGTGTTGTATTTGAGGTTTTTAAATTCATTCAAAGCTTGTCTTTGCCCACCGAGGCCGAAAAGGGAAACTGACCATGCTGGTACGGTTTGCGGAAATGAAGTCGGGCAGCAAGACACCGGAGCAATATGATTGCTCGCGGTGCCGGGGTAAACGCCGCAAGTGTTTACTTCAGGGTCCGATCATCGCAGCCATGCCAGCGCGACGGGATCGACACACCATTCAATCGCCGGATGAATTTCCGGCTTTGCGGGAATGGGCGAATAAAAAAGACGGCTGGTCTGAATTCTCTGATTTCCTGATGCTGTACAATCTCGGCATCTGTCCATTGCCGTTCGTTACGCAGCTATCCACTGAGGCCTTCAATCTCTACCAGTACGGACAGGCCAACAACAACATGGCTCTGGTCGATGGCAGCTACTATAATCAACCCGCGTTCTATATGGCCCTGATAAACATCATCGCCGCCGAGCAAGCCCAAGTCCGGGCGGAGAATCGAGGGGATGATGGCTAAGTATCAAGAGGACTTCAATCTCCGGATCGGCGCGAAGGATAAGTCCAAACGGGCCCTGGACAGTGTGGCCAAATCCGTTGCGGGGATCACTGCGGCACTGGTGTCAATGAAAGCCGCTAGCGCATTCCTCAAAGACGGCATCGAGTTGGTGCTTGAGCATGAGGCGGCCTACATGGAATTGGCCGCCGCTGTTGAGCGTGCGGGTTATTCATGGCAACAGGCGGAGAAGCCGCTGCGGGCTTTTGCTGACCGGATGCAGTCAATAACTGCGATTTCGGATGAAGTCATCGCCCGGAATATGCAGTTGATGTTGAGTTACGGCATGGATTTGCCGGGAGCTATGACCGCAATGTCGAAAGCGGCCGACCTTGCAGCCGCCCGACAAATTGAATTAAAAACCGCCGTCGATCTTCTCGGCAAAGCATTTATCGGCTACACCGGCACCCTGTCCCGGTACGGCATCATCGTTGACGAGAATATCAGCCAGTCAGAGAAGTTTCAAGAGGTATTGAGACAACTATCCGGGCCAAACATCGCCGGAGCCGCAGAAAAGGCAATGCAGAGTCTGGATAAAAAGATTGCACTGCTCGATCAGCGTTGGGGCGACCTCAAGGAGCAAATGTTCGGTGTCCTCACTGCATTTACTCCAATGATCACTGGCCTGTCCGATTTATTGCACGTTATCAACGAAATGGAGGGCGGCTTCAACAAGCTGGCTTTTGCCATAAAACCATTTCTCGCAGCCCTCGATCCTACAGGCGTAAAGCTCGGCGAGTTTGCCGCCGAGTTGGAATTGGCCAATCAAGAATTAAAAATCCATCAAGAACGTCTTGTGAGTACGCTCAACCTTTACGGTCCACCGATGTTCGAGGGAGCCAAGAAGTCGGCGGAAATGACCAAAGAGGCAATCAAAGCCCTCCGCCATGAAATGAAACTCTGGAATGAAGAATCCGGCGGCAATCTCCGCCAGAGCTTCCCCTCAGACAAAAACGCGATGCAAGTCAGCGGCATGGATCTCCGGGGTCTGGCGTTGCCGGATCAAAACTTTTCAACTGAGTGGGCGGATGCATATACCAAAGTTACCGAGGACACTCTCGCCTTCGTCAACGCTACACAGGCGGCATTCGCCACTCTGGGTAGCGGCATCAACGAGGTTATTTGGGGCCTTGAAGACAATTGGAATAACGTACTCAAGCGCATGGCGATGCAGTTCACGGCTTTTATAACTCAACTGATAATGAAAAAAGCGGCGATATCTTTTCTGTCGGCGATACCTGGCGTGGGTCCGCTGCTATCACTGACGACCACTGCGGCAAAGGCATCGCCGACTTCAGCGAAAATTGAAATCAACTTCCACGGCGACATCATCGGAGACGAGGAAGTCGTTCGGCAGAAGATCATCCCGCAAATTGAAGCGGCCTCACAGCGGGGATTCTCTCGCATTGCACTTGAGGGGTCGATGTAATGGCAGCCGTCGGGACAAGGTTCTGGTGCCCGCTGAACTACCGGACGCGGGTGATTAACGCCCCGTCGAGCCAGTATAAGGGGTCGCCGTATAACGTACTTGATTACAATCCTGACAGCACTTATATCGCAACCAATAAACCTATTTGCGGCCTGCAGTTTGATTTCGATGCGAGCAACGATTACGCCAGCTCTGTCGTTGTAACATTCGCTGCGGCCTTTGCCAGGAATACTCACGGCTACAGCTACCCGCTGCGATTTCAAATCTGGCGGTCGAACGATTACAATAGTTGGGGATCAGCGGTCGGCTATCTGGCCAACATTACTGACGCCTACTATTTCCCGCTGGTGATCGAGGATCTTGCGGTCTCGATGGCCAGGTACTGGAAAATTGATCTGTGGAGCGACAACGGCGAGACTGTCGAGTGTGGCGGGTTAATGCTTGGCCGCTACCACGACCTCGACGTGCGCTGGAATTGGGGGTCACCACAGGGCGATGGCTATTTTAATCACGGCCTGACGAATTTCAGCGGTCGGCAATCGATCAGGATCGGTAACGACAACGGCGTATTTACCGCAGAACGGCATTACGAATACCTGACCACTACACAGATGAACGCGATCCGGGCGGCATGGGCCGACACAAGGGGCGGCGCATACCCCATGATCATCACCGACGATCTACCGTCCTCGACGTGGAGCGCAACCAATCCGAACGCCAATGCCAGAAATTCCTATCTCGCACGGTTCAACCATCCGGCGGATGCTGACGGTAAGAAGCGGCTCGGCGAAGTTGAGGTCCAGTCCGGCCTCTGGAATGTGACGCTGTACCTGTCTGAGGTGCCGTGGGCGGGTGAAGGGGAGATTGTCTGATGCTATCGACAGTGCCTTCATATAGCGAATTTGCCCGCCGCACAGCCGGCGAATGGGCATTTATAGTGACCCTGACTGTCGATGGCACAGTCTACACTATGTCTGACCGTGCCCTGTCCAAAGACTTACCCTTTCCCGTTCTAGATTTATTGCGCGGCGATACAACAGTGTCCGAAGCAGTTGACATCTATGACCGCACCTGGGCCGCGCCGGAGGCTACTATATCAATCAACAACTCGCCGTTTTTCAGGTCATCGGAATCGTCCGACGAAGGGATGCTGTTACGCCCGTCGGATAAATTCGGCGATATCGAAGGCTGTGCGCTGACGATCAGTTTATGGCTTGGGCCGGTTGGCGGCTGGAATCTCATGATCTTCAACGGCACGGTCAGCGAGACGCCGGATATCACCGCTGAGTCGATAACCGTTGTGGCTACGGCAGAGGTTGCAGAGATCAATACCCGGATACCGCAGACTATAATCACCCGTGACGATTATCCGAATGCGCCGGAGGAGTCAGTCGGTCGAGCGATCCCCCGGCCATACGGTGTTTTTTCAGAAGAACAGTTCCTCAATCATGGTGGACTTGTCCCTTGCGAGCGTGTCAGCGAAAACCGCTGGCAGATATGCGCTGATTCAAATACGATCAAAAGCATTGACGCCGTGTGGGTTTATTCCGAAGGCCTGGGAATGTGGGTCAAGCTGTACGATACGTCCGAATATAATGCCAGCGTATACTACGGCTATGTACAGCTGGATTATTTCCGCCCCAAAGCATATGCGTATATCTATCCTGATATCATTTACCCAGATGACGACTATGGTCTGCAGGTAGCCAGTAGTATAAATGACGGTCGTGGGTTGTATGTGACGCCTAACGGGTATCAGACATATTACCCAATAGTAACAGTATCATCGACTAAACTCTTTTATGGCAGCACTGCAAACACGAGTCAAATTTTATTGGTTTGGTCAAAGACATACGAAAAAGACGAAGACACGGCACTCAAAGGAACTAATATTGGCTGGGTCGTTCCTCAAGATGTTGGTGTTAGCGATGAAGACAAAGTAGCCTTTGAATATCAATTTATTCTCGATAGCAGTTATGTTGCCAAAGTGTATGCTGGTGGAACTGATCGGATGATCAAATTCTCTTGCGCCTATGACGTCACAGACAGTACGCCGCACTGGTGCGGTCGCGATATCAATGTCGATGTTACCCGTACAACCGATTGGATACGCGAATATTTAGACGAAAATGTGATGACGTACAAGTGGGACGAGAAAATAAAATTACATTTTGGCGATGGTAATGTATCCGAGTCTGCATACCCTAATCCGATTGCGATGCTGTTCGGATACAGAATAAACGAAACTCTCGCCACTGGTACTGAGACTGGTCGATTGTATGAAGCTCGACTACGAGTACCGTTCCGGGTGAGGCTCGGGCCAGTACGGGCTCAGCCTGCCCCTGGGGTGAAAATACGAAATAGATTTCTCGATGTAGAAAAGCAGGACATCCGCATGGCTGTCGAGGTCAGCGGGATTAGGTATTCAAGTTCAATCATCGGCAGCGGGCGCAAGAATTACAACAACTACTCAACCAGCGATACCAATATCTCCGCGCCGTTTATTATCGAAGATATCCTGCGTGATGTTGGTGTTCCTAACATCGACACAAGCTCCTTCGATGAAGCGGACAAGCATCTACCGGTTCTCAGTAGCACATCGCCTTATGTGTTTAGCACTCATGTTCTCGTAGCCCACGACAGCGTAGTCAAAGACGATCAGGACAGTCGTCCGACGGCAAAGGATATGATCGTTGACATCCTGCGCCAGACACCCTATGCGATGACGGTCAACGCCCTGGGGCGACCGCGAATGTTGGACATGACCGGCGATCCGCAGATGACCGTACCTTCACCGGCGACGGAGATCCCCCTGGCCGATATCGACCTGAACACTTTCAACATCGGACGGACCCGGATTGATTTGGTAAAAAATAAGATTATCGTCGAGTATATGCGGCGACCGCACGACGGACAGTTATCGTTCTACGACATCAAGGAAGACACCGACAGTCAGGATGAATACGATATCAGAGAAGAACACCTCCGCTGTGACTATCTCGGCGGCAGCGGATCACCGACGGTTGACTACCTGACGGCCAACTATTACAGAAACAGGCTGCCCGACAAAGCGAACCTCGGCGGATATAACGGGTACTTCCTGTCTCGCCCCAAATGTATGGTTGAGTTTTTCTCGCCGGGTATGAAGTGGATGCACCTTGAACTCGGCGATTATATAGTTTTTGAAAGTGAATTGGATAAGCACTTCAAACTATTCGGCGCGTCATGGAAGTCATGGCCGCCCCGGATGTTCATGATCTACAAAATTGTGAAAACAGTATCCGGCGTCAGGATGTCGGCGATAGAGCCGCTGGCCCCGGAGAGTTAAGCCGCGAGAGAGGAACGGAAATGGCAGCGAAGAATGGAAACAAGACGATCATCTCGATCTTGATACCTGTCGTCGTCGTCCTGATTGGCGGCGTATTTGGCATGGCGCAATACCAGACATCGACTACTCGCAAACAAATCGATACGGTAAAAACGGATCACGCAAAGGCCATTGATTGTAACAAGGCAGACATCAAAGAGGTTAAATCGGATGTCGTCGATCTAAAACTTGGGCAAGTTCAGACCAACGCCAAACTTGATGCCCTCGACGAAAAGATAGACATCCTTCTCCGGGCCAACGGTGTGCCCGATCATATGATACCCAAAGCACGGACGGATACGGTTAATCATGAAAACGATACTACTTAAAATATTGGCGGTGGTGTTGCTGGCGTCTATGGCCTATGCCGGAACATACGGCGGCACTGGCGTTGAATCTACAAATTGGGGTATTGAGGATTATTGGTTCGGTGGATTTTATTTGTTTGACGGATCAACTGACACGCAAGCGGATTCTGTTGGTTGCTATCTTCGAGTAAGTGACAACCACAGTTTTAGAGCGGCATTAGTAAAGCGTTCGTCCGGTATCAATTTTGAGCTTGTTGATTCTACTGCGGAGCATGAGTTGAGTGCAGACACGGGGTGGTGTAGCTTTGCTCTGCTAAATAGTGTAACACTTGATTCTGGGACATATTACGGGATTATTTTGTGGAGTAGCGCAGACGACGACGGAGATATTTATGCCGTGTATTCTGCCTCGGGTAGCGATTCGTTGTTTTATAGAGCGTCTATCGAGTACGAATATGGTGACACTCTTCGTCCCTGGACTATGTATTTACCGACATTTTTGTCCGTTCCGGCGGCGTTATATGATGTTTCAAGTTATTTTGTAACATCCGAACCATCATCAGGTAGTAAGCGCAAGCGCGCACATCATCGATAATTGGGGGCAGTACATAATGGAAAAGAAATTGGGTAAAATAGTTGTTGGCTTGATCGGGGTTATTGCCCTCATCTGGGTTGTCACGTTTATGGCAGCAGAGTGTCGGGCTGACTTTCTCGGTGTGTACAGTTTGACGGAGTACATTATTGCCCCGGTTCATTCAATTGACAGTGATGGTAACGAGGTTGATGCTGATTCTGCTCATGTCCTTGTGTGGGAAGAAGGCGTTGGAGACAATACTGTTACTTATTCTGCGCGAACTTCAGATATGACCGCTGATTGGATTGCTGAATATACTTATGCCGGTGGAGTGAAGGATTATTATTTCCGGGATCAAGCACAGGATATTGATGCTGGGCAATTGCATGGCCAATATGTAATGAAAATCAAGTTGTTTGCCGGTGGCGAAGGTTATTCCACCATCCATACTTTTGATGTTACTTCCACGGGTGAACGTGAAGTTGATGTCAATTCAATGAGTACCAGTACTAATGCAGCCGATAGTCTTGAATTACGTATGTTACGACATGATCAAGATGATATTACCGACAAACTTGCTGCGATGGGCTTGGCTGATTCCGCTGCAGCTATTTGGGGTGATACTGCCGATTCCCCCGGTGAGCGTGAGCGCTTGTTGATTGATGGCGGTGACGCGGCGGATCTTGAGGCCAAAGTAGACACTGCCGTTTGGGAATCTCGTACCGTTTATAACGAGGTGACGGTAGAAGATTGGGCCAACCATTTTTATCAGTATGATGATGGTGTGTTGTTTGATGGGTGTGAAGGCATTAGTGGTTGGACTTTTGAGCATGGTGGTAATGGTAGACTAACTGGTGAAGCTACACATACAACTCAGGGTGATTCTGCGATAAGTATTTGGACTGGTGACGGAGATACGGCAATTGTTTACAAGGAATTGCTCACGTATGACAATGGTAGATATCGTATTCCGTACATATCAACTATTACATTTGATCTCTTTATTGACACGGCAACATGTTATCGTTCCCATAGAGTTGCCGCGTATGCGGATAGTACATCTTCGCTGCATTACCTCAAGGTTAAAATGTGCCGGGATTTAGAGGACGGGCCATTTGATATTACCACGAGCGGTTTTTTGCAATACATCTATCTCGATCAAGCCCTTGTCTCCGGCTGGAACCATTTAATTGTCCCCATGCAGGGGATGGCTGAGATTGGCGATGCCGATTCTAGTGATGTTGGCTTACAAAACAAGTATATCGGTTTTGAAATTGGGGTTGATGGTGCAAACGATTCTGTCCGTGTTGTGATTGATAATATTCGCTTTAACGTACGTTCACGCGCCAAACTGATCTTTCGTTACGATGATGGGTTGCAATCGCAATATACACGAGGATGGCCGTTACATCGTAAATATCACCAACACGCTACATATGCAGTCAGGGGAAATAATTTTACCGGCGTTGATTCCAATATATACATGCTGACAAATCATTTAGATGTATTGTATGCAGAGGGCAACGATATTATCAATCACGGGTACA